CAAACCAGCCACTGACCGGCACCTCGTTTTCGTAGATCACGGCGCCGTTGACCCATACCCGGGTCTTGGTGGGGTCCAAGTCGGCGCGCAGGTCTGGGTCTATCAACTGGAAGGTAAGGTCCACGTTAGGGAGCACCCCCGACCACAGCGGGGAATTGTTGGTGATGCTCGGGTAGCCCGGTCCTGGACTGGCCACATAGAACTCAACTACCGCCCCTGTGTTAGCCCCGGCGGAATACCTCTGCACCGCAGCCATGTAGGTCGGTACGCCATCTCCAAGGGCGGCCACGCCTTGCTGGGTCATGTACTCGCTGTTGCCTGTTGGGGTGGAGTATTTTCTACCGACCAGGGTCCAGGTTGTCCCAGCCCGGTAGTAGGCGGAGATCTGTCCGTAGGCCCCGGCGCCCACCATTGGGTCGCCGACGAGCACGGTGTTTTTGTCAATGCCAACTGTGGACCCGAAACGAGCCCCAGCGGCGTCTGTAAGCAACGCCTGCTCAGCCCAGACCACGCCCGTTCGCTTATAGATATGGACCTCCCCACGGACCAGCGTGGGGGCGCCGACAACCAGGTAGTCGCCATAGACCGCCACACTCGTTCCAAAGGTCGAACAAGACCCCGTGGCAGGGGATATGGTTTGTTGAAGGGACCAGCTGCCACCAGAACCTGTGAAGACATACACCCGCCCTCGACCAGAACCACCCAGCGCCTTGATGGCACCAATCACCATCGTTGTCCCAGTCAACGGACAAATGGAGACACTTGACCCGAAGCGGTTATCGTAGTAGGGGAAGGGAGTGACAAACTCCCCCGGGTGCTTGTCCGGGTCATCGATGCAACAAACCTCCGACCCTCCGCTGAACACCGTAACCGCACCGGACCCGTGGTGGGAATTTACCCCGTAGTAACTAAACACGGACTCGTTCCAACTCCGCTGGATGCAACCCGCAGCTACAATTCCATCGCCCACAGCAAGGGAGGAGATGGAATACGGAAACGCGCGGATGGACGTGGGCACTCCGCTGGGGTCTGGCCAAGGATTAGCAGGTGCCGTGTAGGCGTAATAGTCCAGAGGGTCCAACTTCCCAATGGCCAACTGGCTCCACACACCGGCCGCCCGTGCATAGGTAATCACCTGCCACGGACCACCGCAGTAGCCAAACGTACAAGTGCCGAAAGGATCCATTGGGTGATAGTGGCTGGCCCATGATTCATACAGTGGCTCCCACGCGGCATCCCACGGTAGACGGACCGCAACCGCCGCAATGTTTGCCTGCCACAGGCCGACCAAACAGCCATAGTATGGGTTCTTGTAGCTTCTCCTGAACGGAAGATTGTACGGCCAATACCCGCCAGGGACAGGGAGGGGCTCCTCGAAGTATGCCGGGAAAGTCTCCTGCAACTTTTGCTGTAGCGACCAAACACCGGCTATGGCTGGCCTAGTATAGATGTACGCTGCGCCACAGTATGGGTGCCCCGCACCGTCAACGCCTTGAGCGCCTACGATAAGAGTGTTGGCGTTTAATCCTATCGAACAACCAAATTGGTCTAGAACAGCGCCATCCGCTGCCGTTATCCGTGACCGCTGGGTGATGGTGTAAGCCATTTGCAGTTACCAACAAACCTAATAGCGCGTGCCGTACTGAACGGCGATGATGTCACTCGCCGTCAAATCCTTGCACACAACACTGGTCGGCGTTGTGAACCCGTAGTGGGCATTTGTGGTTGGCGTGGCCATGTACCGGAGCCTCCCTCCGTTCCTCCAGACGCCAAGGATCGCGTATCCAGCAGGCAGGTTTGGGTTGGCCGCCACGTTCTTGGCTAGGGTGAACGTCTGGTCTCCGCCAGAAGCGGTAAACTCCTGCTCCCGCTCAGAAGGAGAGTGATCAAGGGTGAGAGGACCGGTGCATGTGACGTTGCCGTGGGCGAAGTTGATATGGCAAAGAACCCCGAACAACTCACTGCCGGTCTCGATGAGGAGATCCTTGTTCGCGCCAGTGCCGCCGTCCAGGTGAACGTCCCCATACAGTTCACCGTAGGAAGTATTCTTTAGGTGCAGGGCATGCAGTGGGACAGAAATGAAGGTATCCCCAATCTCAAAGTACCCACATGCGTCAGCCACAACCCCATGATCCGAACCACCAACGCTACAGTGGTATATTCCAGCGTAACCAACGAGCGAAATGGAAGGCGCCGCGCCCCACCCAGAGACAAACATCCAGTGGAGCGATGACCAGTTAGCAACACCTACTGGGAAGCTCACCGTGCCTAGGATGTTGCAAGTTGTGTAACCTACCGGGCCGTGGGCTGGGCCGGACACGTGGGTGTAGTCCTTGAACACCACGTTCTCGGTATACACACCCTTGGCCACCTCGATGTGGGTTAAGGATGTACCTGATGCTGCGGCCATCGCTGCGCCGATGGTCTTGTACGGGCGAGCCAGTGTACCGTCTGCCGTGTAGGTGTCACCCCGGGCACCGTCAACGTGAAGAACCTGGACGCCCAATTTAAGCGCCGAGGAATCGCCACTCGGGCCGGTCCCTCCAGTACTCCCGGTTGTGCCCGTTGGCCCAGAGGCGCCAGTCCCACCCGTTCCTCCGGCAGCACCAGACGGCCCTGACGCTCCCGTCCCACCCGCGTCTCCAGCACCACCAGTCCCTCCCGTCCCACCGGCGGGCCCAGTCTCGCCTGTTGGGCCTGTTGGACCACCTGTCGGGCCTGTTGGACCTTCACCACCAGTGCTCCCTGTCGGTCCAGACGCGCCAGTCCCGCCAGTGCCACCGGTCCCTCCTGTTCCCCCGTCAGGGCCGGTCTCTCCAGTTAGACCAGTCGGTCCCACACCCCCCGTTCCACCGGTCCCACCAGTCCCTCCCGTTCCTCCGGTACTTCCTGTTCCACCCGTCCCACCCGTACCGCCTCCCGGGCCGGTCTCTCCTGTTGGACCCGTCTCTCCTGTGGGGCCCGATGGTCCGGTCGGGCCGGTTGGTCCTGTAGGGCCGCCAGTCGGACCAGTTGCGCCTTCGCCGCCAGTGCTCCCAGTCCCGCCTGTTCCACCAGTCTCACCCGTTCCCCCTGTTGTTCCGGTTGGACCAGAAGCACCCGTGCCACCCGTTCCTCCTGTTGTCCCCGTTGGACCGGAAGCACCAGTGCCTCCTGTTCCTCCAGTCCCTCCCGTTCCACCAACCCCTCCAGTCCCCCCAGTCCCTCCACCTGGACCCGTCTCTCCTGTTGGACCTGATGGTCCAGTTGGACCCGATGGTCCAGTTGGACCCGTCTCTCCTGTTGGACCTGTTGGACCACCGGTCGGACCAGTTGCGCCTTCACCACCAGTGCTCCCCGTTCCTCCTGTCCCTCCGGTTGTACCCGTTGGGCCGGATGCGCCAGTTCCACCAGCAGGGCCTGTCTCGCCTGTCATTCCCGTTGGGCCTGTCATTCCCGTTGGGCCTGTTGGACCACCTGTCGGGCCTGTTGGACCTTCACCACCAGTGCTCCCCGTTCCTCCTGTCCCGCCTGTCTCCCCGGTCCCGCCTGTCGTTCCTGTGGGGCCAGACGCTCCTGTTGTGCCAGAAGCTCCCGTCCCGCCAGTTGTCCCAGTTGGTCCAGAGGCTCCGGTTGTCCCTGTCCCGCCCGTGCCACCGGTTGTTCCTGTTGGTCCAGACGCGCCAGTCCCGCCAGTGCCGCCGGTCATTCCTGTCATGCCTGTTGGGCCTGTCATCCCGGTCATGCCTGTGGGACCAGTCATGCCTGTGGGGCCAGTCAACCCGGTTGGGCCTCGCATCCCCGTCCCCCCGGTCGCCCCTGTCCCGCCAGTTGGACCCGTTGGGCCCGTGGGGCCTGACGGTCCTGTGAAGCCCACGCCGCTGGTCTCCAGCGTGCCCACCCTGTACCGAAGGGAGCCGGGCTCCACAACGTCGGACCCAACCAACCCCGCCAGTTCTTGCGCCTTGTTCCTCACCGTGTGGATCTGACTCGCCCTGGTATCGTCTGGACCGTCGACCACGTCTGGTTGGTCTGCGGGCAGGGAGTCCTGCGCGGTCGGGAAGTGACTGTGCCAGTCTTTGACTGTCATGGCCTACGCCTCTTGGATGTTGATCGTGATGCTTGCCGCCGAGGACACCGGCAACTCATGCGCCCCCAGCTTCAGGCTGGCGTGTACCCCGTTGATCAGCCATGATGACACGTCCGTGACACCAGGGTCCACAGCGTGGATCTCGGATAGGATCCTCGACTGGCTTACCCACCCGCCGTAGTCCCAGACCCAAGTCACGCCGTCGTCCTCCTCTATCGCCAGAGGCGTCAGTAGGACCAGTAGGGCGTTGCGGATAGCCTCCGCGTTGCCTCCAGCCCAAGCCACCGTCGCTTGGATCGTGATGACCCTTGGTTCGAAGTTGAAGACGCCGACGCGATGGTTGACCACCAACACCCCAGCGGTCGGCGGGGAAGCGTAGCGGTTGCCGTTGAAGTATTCCTCCAGCTGCTCCCGCTGATCTTGGGTTAGCGTGATGCCCCCGTTGCCAACGACCATGAGCTTGACTGTCTTTGGTCCTAGCCCCTCCTCTACCGCATTCGCCCTAGCCACAGGCTTGACGCCATCCGCATCCACGAACTTCTTGACTGCCAGCCGCTCACAGTCCGGGCCAGTGGCAGCCGTGTCCCTCGTGCGGAGGCCAGCTGGAGCGTCCCGTTTCACTCGTTCAATGTCCTGCTCCGACCCGCCGTCCTTCATCCTCCAGCCGTAAGCCGCTCGTGGATTCGTCACCTCCGAGATGCCATTGACACCGTCGGCGTTGGTCGTGATCTCCTCCGCCCCCACGTTCCCGTCTAGGTCCCCACCTACGCGGTAAGCCACCCGGACGTTGCTTGTCCCAGTCGGTGGGATCTTCCCCGTCATCCCATCCCCGAACATGATGGTCGCCTTGTCACTCGCGTCCGTCTCTATCATGTAGTGGCGGCTGGTCTCGGTGCTGTTGAGGAAGTTCTCGACCCTGACCCACGTCACCCAGTTCCCACTGCCCTCGTCTATTTCCACCTCGTCGCTATCATCCAGGAACGGCGTCTCGGGCAAGACGAAGGACTGACTTGGGGTACCAACACTGCTCCCGACAACCTGGGGTCCAATGGTCTCGCCCTGGGTTGCCGTGACCATGATGAACTGGTCGCCCTGGTCGATGGAGACCTCCTCGATGGTAGGGGAGGTGGGAGTGGAGACGGCAACAACACGGTAACGTGTCCACCATCCCACGAAGGTGTTTGCTTCGTATTCGTTCCAACTCCTCTGTTGATCTTGGGGCAAATTGAACGAGACCGACCCATCCACCGTGAAGTTGATCGAGCCGTCGTCCTGGTTCTCGAACGGCACCCAGTCAGCCCGCACCGCGTAATCATCCACGTCCTCCGACGGCGTAACCTGACCGAGGAGCCCTACCGTTATGACACGGTTGACGGTGGAGAACGTGGAGACCAATCGCTCCTTCTGGCCCGTCGGAATGTACTCCACAACCACGTCGGCTCCATGCCTGTCGGGCGTACCCAGCAGGGAGTTGACGTTGAAGGTCATGGTCCCATCATGGTTGTCGGTCACCAATGTTGGTGGCAGGGCAGAGAGGATTCCATCGTAGTATTCCCAGCACCCCGTGATCCCGACCGACCCTGCTGTCACATCCACATCGACCTGCCCCGGGAAGCATTGGGTATGGCCGACGAGGAGGGCGTCCCCAGCGATCGGGGTCGCCCAAGGAACGTAGGTAGACCCAGGAGTATAGTTCTCGACGGCGAAGTCAGCGGTGAACGCCTTGAGCACCCAGGTCAGGTTCGCCTCGGTCTGAAACCCCGGGCTCCCTGAGCCAGGCACCCGCACAACCCGAACATGGTCGGCATCAATATACTCGGTGACACGGAACTCTCCCCCGTTGCCACTTACACCTTGCAGGATGAAGAGGTGTTGAGAGACCGCGGCCGAGGTGAAGGTGTCTCCGCTTGTGCGTGCAAACTGGTCCGGACCGGTCGTACTGACAGATCCAATACCCGTCTTCACCGTCTCCAGACCAAACACATGAGCGGGTCGGTCAGTACGGGTGAGGTCAACACCACCTGCCTCCAAGACCTCGTAAGGGATTGGCGGGACGGACTCGGTTGCGAACTCCGATAGCTCTGGGATAAAGCCAGTGACGTCGGCTGTCGTCACCTCTGACAGTTTGAGTAGCAGATTCGCCTTCGCTGGCGAGGCGCTGTTGAGCCGGACGCCAATCAGTTTCATTAGGCGCTTGAGGCTCTCCAGTAGCACCAAGGTGTCCACCAGCGTTTCCTGCGCGATGAGGTCGGTGCGGCAGTTGTTGAGATGCCCCACCAGGGCGAAGGCGCGGAGGATCTGAACGTGGACCTCGTATTCGTTCTCGTCCGTGAGCCCCATGGCGTCCCGGTTGCGCCGGAAGTAGTAGAGCAGCTCCTTGAGGATTTCCGGGTAGTAGAAGGCGCTGAATTCGCACGATGGAACCTTGATCACCGACGTCATAGGTCATTCTCCTGGGATGGGAACGGACAACTCCATACGCTCCTGGGTCTCCATGTTGACGTATGTGAGGTCCAGCCACAGCTCCTCGCCTCGTGTGGTGAAGACGAGGTCGTCATCCGGGTCCTTTAACTGGGCTAACTGGTCGGCCTTCAGGGAGGCAAAGATGGCAACAACCCGTTGCTTGATCTCGCCTGTGTCCATGCCGTCGTTGATACCGAAGATCATCCACTCGCCCAGTCCGACCGTCTGGAATGGGTTGTCGCTGTCCATGCCCTTGAGTGCCACACGAATGAGTTGGTCGATGTAGTCATCCCCGGTCAGCTTGCGGAGCCGACCGTTGTTGACCGCGAGAGGAACCTGGATACCTCTGGCCATCGTTCACTCCGTCGTGACCTTGGTTGAAAGGGCGGTTGCCTTGAGGGCAGTGAGGATGGCGTTGACCAGCGCCATGGTCTCCGCTGGGTTGGAAGCAGCTACCATAGCCGCAAACGACGCCTTGAACGTGGTCCCCTTGACCAGGGCGTCAACAGCCGCAGCCCCTCCCAGCTTCGTGGTCGCCGACGTAACACAAACCCCACCAGACCCCATCACAACCGTGTCTCCCGTCTTGCCGTTCTTGATCGTGACGGTCCCTTCACCCTCCAGCTTGATCTCGTGCCCGGTCTCGGCTGTCTTGATCAGCCAGTCGCCGGTCTTGTCATCCAGGATGAGGGTGTGCCCCTTCTTGGTCTGGAAGCCCCTGCGGTCAGGGTAGTTGGTCTGGAACTCGTCCGGGTACGCTTCGGTCTCGGACGTGACCTTGCCGTGGTAGCGGACCTCCTCTGAGAACTCCGTTATGTCCGCGCCCTCTGGGATATCCATGTGAACCGTGTCACCAGGCTCGGGGTGGAAGAAGACACCAGCTGGGTGGATGGGCTCGACCCACTCAGGGTACTCCTCACTTCCCATCGAGGCTAAGGCCACCTTGATCGCCCCGCCCTTCGCGGGGTCCTTGTTGTTGGTGACCACGGCCAGGGTCTGTTCTCGGTTCATTTACTGGATACCTTCCCGCCTTCAACCACGATGCCCTTCGCCTTCACCTTGGCCTTGGTCGTGGCCTTGCGGCGGCTGATGTCCTCAGAGAGTACCTTGTGAGCGATGAACTCCACAACGTAAGGGCTACCCGGCTGCATAACATGCTTGACCTGCGTGAGGCGGTACACGCCGTCAAGCCGCGTGTTCATGCCGAGGAATTCATGCACCTGCCGTGGGCGCAGCGACTCCATGCCCACCACCTTCCCCTTGAGGACGACCAGGTCGCGCTCCTTCTCCTTGAGCCAGTCCGCGATGAACGCCTCGGCGTCCTTCCTGCTGCGGAAGGGCTTGTTGGAGATGGCCTCCAGGCTCTGACCGAAGGCCGTGAACCGGACCCTTGCACCAACCCCTGTCGTCTTCTTGGCTGTGAAGCTCCCCGGCATGGCAGTGCCAAAGCTCACGTCCTCTTCCTTCGTCTGGTCTTCCAGGGAGGTCAGCTCGATGGTCCTTGTCTTGCGGTCGAAGTAGAGGACCTCAACGCTGGTACTCTGCTCCTTGACCGAGAAGTCAGGTTCCGCTTCAAGGAGGCTACCGTCCTCTCCATTGTAGGTGAAGGTCATCAACGGATCGCCGATGTCCCGGCGTTTCTTGAAGTGGACTACCCACCGCTTTGCCTCCAGGTCATAGTCCACCCAGAGGTCGAAGCGGTTGATCGTGGCAAGGCGTTGCAGGAAGAGCCAGTCGGTCTGATCAGCAACCTGGACACGGGTAGGGGTGGCGGCAGTACGGCGCTTGGACTTTGCTGGCGTCTCCTTCTGCACCGCGCCCTCCTTTATGACCACGCCTTTCTTCTTTCCCCCAGACTTAGCAGCCAACCCCTTCTCCGGGGTGTCGCAGTCCACCGCGAACCCATACTTTGCCGCGACCTTCTTAACCACCTGGTCATCGGTCATGCTGCGGTAGACATGGCGTTGCTTGTTGGCAGACCCCTTCGATGCTTTCGGCGCCTTTCCAGCCAACGAGGCTTGCTTCCCCTTCGCCCCACCGCTTGCTTTGTCTTCTTTTGGCGCCTTGGCCTTGACCTGGTTGCCTTGCATCATCCTGTGACGCCCATCGAAGCCCTTGATCAAGAACTCTGTTGGTCCTTGTGCTCCGAACTTGGGCAACCACTTCACGATCTCCACCCTGCCCATGTACGTCTTGGCCCCAGCGTAGCCCATGAAAAGGTCGATGCCGTTGCCCTCCTGAAACGCCTTGCAGTCCAGAACAGCGTGCCAGTCAACCTTCGAGCCCTCACCCATCCGGATGTCAGGCTGGTTGATGACCTGAAGCTCGAATAGGGCGGTCATCTCCTCATCCTCTTCGTAGGTCACGCCTGCAATGAGAGGGCGGATGGCCTCAAACGCCGGGCTGGAGGAGCTGGCGTCCTTCCCTTCAATGAAGATGTCAAAGGACGGCCCTAGCTCATCCCCAGGCTCAAACTGGGATGCCGGAATCATAGGCATTTTTGGGATGCCTCCTGTAACGTCCCCAGAGGACCGTAGAGCGCCCCAGGTGGGGAGGCGTCAAAACTGCATGGGGACCCCATGCAACGCCCACTGGGCGGGCGCTCAGGCATCGTACCCGCCATCTAGAGGACCACCTTGTGCCCTGCTCTACGGTTAAGCAGGTCCTGGAATGCTTTGGTGGCATCCACGTCCGTAGGGCAGAAGGCGTGGTAAGACGGCTGCACCACCTCTCGGAGGATGATCGAGCGGGACGGCAGCTCAACCTTGGACCCTACCGTTGGCTGCATCGGCATGGCTGGATGCCGCTTCCTGATGCGATCCCCCGCGAGTGCCGAGCCGTAGTACCGCTTAGCGATCTGCTCGTAACAAGCCTCGGGCGAAGCAACGACCAGGTAATAACTCTCCTTGCTCGGCTTCGTTGGGTCGATCTGGACTTGGGAGAACGGCTTGTACCGCTTGAGGGTGAAGGACAGTGTGATGAGACGAGGCGAGCCGTCCTCACGTGGTGGCTTGATCTCCACATCCACGTTCTCCACCAGCACCATCGCATCGAAGCCCGCGTAGCTGAAGACACAGATGGGCGGGCGCCCTAGCGCCTCGTCAGGTTCAGCCAGCCGCTTGATGGCGTTGAACTTGCCACGGATGTCGTCAGCCGTGGTCTCCGCGAACAGTACGGTCGAGAACTGGTATGGCCTTGACTTGCCCCCGATCCAGCTCGAGACCGGGTCCATCCCAAAACGGGGCTGGTCTGTGTAGGTCCCTCCAACAGGGTACTTCACCCCGTCTTCACTCACGGGGTATGGCGGGCGCAGCACCTCGCCCGTGTCCAGGTTCTTCAGCTCCCAATCGACCTTGATCTTTGTGTCGGACATCAGCTTGCTGCCCTTCTGCGGGAACCTGGAGCTTGGCTCTCACCGCGCCGCTCCTTCTTCTCCTGCTCAGCCCCGGCTACGCCCTTGGCCACCGGGCGGCTGTCCAGGAGCAGGGTCGCCTCGACCTTGATGTTGTTCTTGATCGCCGCAGCCAATTGTGGGCCCATCTCACGCATGACGGCTTGGACCATGGCCTTCTGCTCCTCAACGGTTGCGCCTGATGACTTGGCTGCCAGGGCCGCTGACTTGGCGATCCTCTCCTGTATCAACTCCGAAGTGACGCCCCTTCGTACGCCGCCCTCAAGCCCGACGGTCCCGCCGCGCCCAGCAATGCCCACCATCTGTTTGGCTGTCCGCATGGCTTCCTCGAACGCCACGTTGCCTGTGTACGCCCGCATGGCCGCTGCCCTGGCCTCGGCACTGATGGACTGGGCGAAGTTGAACATGGAATTGGCAGCGAAGGTGCTGGCCCCCGTCCACTCGTCTATCTTGGTGCCGAACGCCATCGTGGCCGCTGCAATGCCACCGACGGCCATGCCAGCCGGCCCAAACATCGCCGAGATGCCCAGGATGGTGTTGCCCACCGTCTTGATCGGCCCGGTCATCTCGCCCTGGAGCATGTTAAGAGCGATGCCTCCGCCCACAGCCATGGCAACCCCACCACCCAGCGAGCCGAGCTTACCGGATGCCCGCGCCCTCCAGCCCTGCGGACTGCCGGGGGTGGCCCCAGGAGCTGGTAGCGCGCCAGGCGAGGTCCCACCCGTCCCCGCCATACCCGCCTCGTCCCAGTTCACGATGCGGACAGGCTGTGCCGTGATCTTCTCCGCCGCACCCAGCACCTTCCCAAGAGCCCCCGCTCCTCGTGGGAGCATCTTGGCCACAGCCGGGAATCGCTTGCCAATGAGACCGAGTAGCCCGGTAGACGCGGTGCCAAGGGCAGACAGGGAGCCAACCAGCATCTTGCCTGCGCCGATGCCGATGTTCATAGCGGACTTGATCACCGGCCCAAGGAGCTTGTAGGCACCCGCAACGGCAGCCAGCTTGACGGCCCACTCCATGGTCGTCTTGATGCCTGATGAACCAGGCCCGCCCCCGCCGAACAACCCACCGATGGTGCGGACACCGCCGATCACCCAGTTAGCCGCCTCCTTTACTCCAGCAAAGCCCGCAATGAGCCCCTGGGACATCGCCGTGATCGTAGGGCTGACCCCAGCAATGGTGGTACCCATCTTCTCCACGGCACCTGGCGTTGTGGTGAAGAACCTGAACGCCGTGGCGAATTGCTGGGCCATCGGCACGATGGCTTTGACTCCACGTTCCACGAACGGGAGGAAGGCAGAACCAATCTCCATGGACACGTTGGCCAGGGCGTTCTGCAACTTCTTGAACCGCCCCTCCAACGTGTCCGTCTTCATCTTCGCCATCGCTGCGGTAGCACCATCCGACTTGTTGCGGATGTCGGCGAACATCTTGGGCAGGGCCGTGGGGTCCTTAGTCAGCTTCTCCAAGGCTGCCGCCGATTCCCTGCCTCGCATCCCGAACAGCGACATGGCGAGGTTGACCCGCTCCATCGGGTCCTTCACATAGTTCAAGGCGACGGCGATGTTGGTCATTGTCCCCTGGAGGTCCATCGCCCCGTTCTTGGTCGGGATCGCTACCTTGCCCAGACCGGCGATGGAGAGGTACCCGTCCTTGCTCGCCCTGGACATCTTGAGGAGCGCCATGTTGAGGTTCATGGCAGCAGACCCAGAGTCCAGCCCGCCCTTAGTGAACAGTGCTAAGCCCGCAGCCGCGTCCTTCATGTCCAGGTGCAGGAGTTGAGCGGTTCCTCCTATTGATTGCAGAGCCGATGCAAATTCAGGGACAGCCCCACCCTTGCCCCCAAGCCGGGCCGCTTGGACGATGGTGTCCATGGACTTCCCGGCCTGGTCCGCCCCCAGTCCGAACTTTCGGTAGGTATCCACAAGCATGACAGCGGAGGTGTTCGCGTCCGTACCACTTGCGGTCATGCCGTTTAGGGTCGGCTTGATGGCTTGCAGGATCTCGTTGGCGTCAAGCCCCTTCTCCGCTAGCGCCTTCATCCCCTCGGCTACTGTCCCACCCGCCTTCCCCGTCTCGGCGGCCATGGATCGCGCAGCCGTCTCTAGTCGTGGGAAGTCCTTGCTAGCCTCTATCCCAAGTTGTGCCCGGACGCCCGCCATCGTGGAATCGAACTTGGCGTACCCTCTAATAGCCGCCCCGATGCCAACGCCCGCGATGATCCCGCCAATCCTCAACCCGCCTAGCCCCGCTTTCACCTGCCCGAAACCAGCCCGCACCTTCCCCATCTGAGCCTGCATTGCGGTAAACGCCGTGTTGGTCTTCGCCATCCCAGTGATAGCCTGGGTGCCGTCGAAGGTCAGCCTGGCGTTCAACCCAAGTTGGTCTGCCATCACGTCCTCTTCTTTGCCTCAGTCCTGAGCTGACGGAGAAGACGCTTCATAAACCACGCTCGTTCCTTCTCCGTCAGCTCTAGGATATCCGAAAACGTGAAGCCGTGCCCAAAGTACATGAGGGTGTGGATGTCCTCCCTCAGGCGGTCAGGATGTCCAACGGAACTGAAGTATCGAAGAAAGGGTCGAAAGCCCAGCTGAACACGCCACGGATGTCCATACCGCACTTGGGGCACTGGATGACCGTCCGCAGGTCCAGTCCGGCAGCAACGACCCCAGCCTGCCTGTCAATGCGAAGAAGGTCGAACTTGGATAACGCGTCCAGGTCAGTGTCGGTTGGGACGTAGCCGGGCTGCACCCCTTCGATCTCCACGATGGCCTCCCGTAGCTGGGAATAGGAGACGCTGTTGACATCCTGTGCCCCGCTCAACAGCATGGCGCGGTAGCGGACAGCTTGCAGCTTGATCCGCTTGGACACCCTGTCCCCAACCCTGATGCCATCGCGAAGGTTGATCCAGGTGTGCAGCTCCCCGGGGTCATCAAAGACGGTTACGTCGGTCGTCCAGAGGTCGGCACGTGGCGTGCCCTTGTAATTGCACCTGGGAGAAGGGCAGACCGCTGGCACCTCGATCCACTCCGAGACGTTGACGATCCGGGAGTAGACATAGGCATAGAGGAAGTCGGCGAAGAACCAACCGTGCATCCGGCTCTCCTGCTCCGGCGACGAATCCCCTGTCTCCAGCAAGGGGTAGGCTACTCCCCCGGCGGTCTCCACGATCATGCTGAGGTACTTGGCAGCGAGGTAGGCGATGCTCCGGCCCTCGTTGGCTTCCCGGTAGGTGTTGAGGAGGCGGTCCACCTTGCCCTTGTAGGAGCGGAGGGTGAACTCCTTGACCAGCTTCCCGTCCTTCAGCTCCCCGATGGGAAGCCGCAGGCCCTGTTCCTTGATGGTGGTGCGATTCATTGGTCGTCCTCCCAATTACGCCAGCGGCGTTTGTGAAGAACGGAGGGGCGGTAGATAGGATGCTCAGACTTTGAGCATCCTACATGGGGATGATCTGGTCGTAATTCATCGTCCAGGTGATCGTCGCCATCTCTCCGTCGTTGTCCAGCTCGAGGTCAGCGTGCTTGCGCTTGCTCAGCCAGCAATTGGGCAGGGTGTAGCGTTTGCGTGGGCTACCCCATTCGTCAAAGATCATCAGGATGCCCAGCTTGAGGTAGAGCGGGAGCGTGTTCTTGCACATCCGATACCACGTCTCCATCGCCAGCACCTCGAGGTCATGGTGCATCGGCTGGACGATCTCCGTCTCGCCCTGCTTCTCCCTCCCACCACTGCGGGAGGTTCGGTCGGGGAGGTCGACCTTGTCCAGCTCTTCCTCCAGTCCGCCGATCGACACGAGGAGGACAGAGCCGACCCCAGGCTGCACGATGAGTTGGTACTTGTTCACCTGCACCCGGTTGGGCTGTACCACGTTCTTGATCGACATAGGTCAACTCCTTCCTACGCTGCCGCCGTGGATTCAAAGATGCCCATCTTGGACATGGTGATGATGAACCGCTCCACGGTATCGGGGAGCCTCAGCTTGATCTCCACATTCATGTCCCCGGCAGCTCTGGTGGCGTTGGTGTTGTTCTCCGCATCCATCTTGATCTCACACGCCTCCTCGAACGTGGCGCCTCGAAGCGCCCGCTTCCTCCACTCCGGCTGGAAGAAGCTCTGGAGAGCAGCCACAGCCGCAGGTTGCTCCAACTCATCGTTGATGGCGAAGATGATCCAGTCGAAGGACTCGGACAGGACGTGCTCATAGTAGGACATCAGTTCCCGTTGCTGACACCACTTCCAGCCGAGGTCGAGCGACGGCAGCCGAGCGCCCCATATGATGTAGTTGCCACCCTTGCGCTCGATCCTCGGGATTCCTGCCGGGTTGAGCACCTCGCCGTTCAGCTTGACGTCCCCAATCGGGAGTTCCTTGATGAGTGGTAGCTGGGCGTAGATGCCAGCCGCCACCTTGTGGTAGCCGTCGTAGTCCTTCGCCGTCCTTGCCTCGACCCCATGAACCATGCCCGTGACCGACACCAGCTTGAGGACCCCGTCCTTCACAGGGTCAGCGATGCTGGCGTAACTCGGGAATATGCATTTCTCGTAATCGCTCCTCCCGATCGTGTCGAGGTACGCCTTGGCGACAAACTCGTCGGTGATCGTGTCCTGGAACTCGAAACGGAATTGGTGGTTCTTTTGGTCGGCGTACGCCTGGCCAGCCTTCTGCACCGTGGTCGCGTCCACGTTCCCGCCGATCTTCCAGATGCCCGGCGTGGCGTGCTTGATCAGCCCGTACCCCTGCCCCTCCGTCTGGTTGAACGGAGAGGTGCTCGGGTCGTAAGCAGGGCTGAAGTCATGGGACGCCAGGTCATGGATCCCGTCATACCCACCCATCAGGGTCTGGCGGTACTGGAGTCTGACCTTCACGTTTCCACCGATGGTCCCGCCGATGGTCAGGTCCCCGGTTGCGATGGAGACCCCGACCTCCGTGTTGTCGGAAACGATCCAACCGGCCTTCGGCGCCAGGGCAACGTCCGGGTAGAAGATTCGCCCGTTGATCGCCTCGTCCTCCAGGAGTGGGAGGACGTATATGGTGAACTTCTCCCCTGGTGTCGGCACGCCACCGGAACCCTCGACCTCGACAGTGGAGAGCCCGAAGATGCCCTCACAACTGGACCCCGCCTGGACCTGGAGGTACATCCCAGCGCCTGTTCCATGGGTCGTGATGCGGAGGCAGCCCGCGACCTCGGTGCATACCACACCTCCGGTATTGCTGAAGGCGGTCTCGAGGATGGGCTTCAACTCGGCGAAGGAGACGGCATCGATATCGAGGAAGTTGTGTCCAGCTCCGTCATTCCCGATGCCCCGGGTCTCAGCCGTGTTGAACAGAAGGACGCCATTGGACGTACCGCCCGTGACCTCGATGAAGGAGCCGTAGCCCTTCTTGTCGCTGGTGATCGTCACCTTGGTCCCGGCCGTGGTAGCGGTTGCGCTCGCTCCGACGATCTGGCGGTTGATAGCAGCGGCCACCTCTTCCGCTGTGGCCGCAGCGTGGTCGACGAAGTCCGTGGCAGCGGTGAACACGATGGTCTGAACCGCGCCCCCGTCGACCTTCACCAGAAGCGTCCAGAGGTTGTCGATATGGTAGGTCTCGGCGGGTGCGTTCTCCCGGGCTGCCCCGCTCGCCGTGAACGTAGCGGTCTGGTCTGCCGCCCTGTCGACCGCGCCTACGAGGGTGTCACCTGGGGCCAGGTTCCACGGGCCCGGCAGCGTGCCGAGCAGGGTCGCGGCCGCGACGCCACCCCCTGTCACCGTGAAACCGATGGACTTGGGGTTGTCTGCCGCGTAGGCGACGGTGTCCGCTGGTGCGGTGAAAGTGTGCGTCGCCTGCTTGTCGAGGGACTTCAGTCGCCAGACCGTCGGGCCTGTCGACATCACCTCCAGCTCGTAGGTGTCTGGGATGACCTCGGTGCCGTAGGTGAAGAGGGCGATGGTGTTCGGCCCAGCCAGGCTGCTGTCCACGCGCACACACAAGGTGTTGAGCGCAGCCGCTAGCGCGGTGATGGCCGTGGACGCGACCGCCCCGAACCAGTTGGCCGGGCGTACGTCTGCCGTGTTGGCTCCAGTCCACAGGTCGGTGACCGTGATGAACACGTTGGACGTGTCCTTGTTGATCACGCCCACGTAGTAGTTGGCAGCATTCGGGTCCGAAGAGAGGTCGGGGTAGTTCCTTACCAGTTCATCGTTGACGTAGACCTTGAGCCCCCACTCCGTGGTCGGGTGAAGCTGACCATCCAGGACCTCCACCGCCAGTTTCTTCTCGAGGCCCCATTCGTTCAGGTTGTCCAGGGTGAGGGTGCACTCCCTGTCCGTGGCGAGCCCGAAGTCCGTCAGGGCCCGGCTGTCGCCTGCCAATGTGACCGTGGCACGGACGCCAGCCGTCCCGGCTGTGTTGGAGACGATGGAATAGGACACCCCCGAGCCTGTCAGCTTCAGGAGGCCACCCTTCCATTTGTTCTTCGGGACGAGGTATCCCATCGGCAGGGTGATGACGGTAGCCGTGATGTCACCTGGCACCGCTGTCAGGTCGACCACAACCGTGTCCCTCTTCCCCGCCCACTTGCCGACGTTGTTGGCGTCAACACGGATGACCTTGTTGCGGGGGTTCTTGCGGTCCCACAAGGTCAAGCTGGAACGGACCCCTGAGCCGTCGTCCACGCGGTATAGGAACAGGATGCCCGCGCCCTTGGAGTGATCCCAGAAGTGCTGTGCCGCGTCCGGCAGTAGACTGTCAGGGATAAGTCCTCCGGTCTTGGCCAGCAGGTCCCGCTTGCCGGACGTGATGATGAGGCTGCCCACCGCCCCGCGTTCCAGGATACCCGCGTAGGCCGTCGACCCTAGGGTATGCGCCTGGATCGTCTTCTCGGCTTCCTTCTCGAGAATGACCGTGCCTGCATCCTGAGTTGGTCCAAACCGTTTCTGGGCCATCTGTTTCTCCTTCGCTATGCCCCAGGCCAGAGCGGACCACTCTGTGCCGTGTGGCTGAGAGAAAGGTTGAGCCGCTCGACAAGGTGCGGTGTTTCTTCGGGTGCCACCCAGAGGTACAGGTTCTCCAGCGCGAACTTCGCCACGGCCTCGTGCTTGTCACTCAGGTTGGGGCGCCCAGATAAGGCAGGCCCGAACCCATGCAGGGAGACGTCCTGGTCTAGGTCTCTCCACCGTAGCACGGGGTGACTGGAAATGAACTTCAGCGCCTGTCCCATCATCGCCAGCAAGGTCCGGGTTTTCTCTGCCAGCAATACTACCTCAAAGCGCACGGTAAGTCTAAGCGGCCTCCTGCGGACGACCGCTGTCTTGGTGTGGATGTTCTTGGTGTGCTGCTCGGCGAAGTTCTGGTAGATCGTGGGCTCAATCCCGTCTATGACCACAGCCGGAATCTTCTCCACCTCCACGTAGTCCTGACTAGCCCAATTGACAACGACCTCGGGCTCCGCAATGAAGACGATCCACAGTGGAACGCCGCGTGCCACGCTCACCGTCAAGAGGATGCTTCGGCTGGTAGCATCGTAGGTCGATAGCAGGCTGGTGCGGTGGTGAGGGTCAGCCTGGTGATCGTACACCGCCCCAACCGACAGGATGTTGAACGGGGTCTCCACATCCAGCAAGGACACCCGCAGCCCGCCAGGGGCGTTCAGGGAGAAGTCCACGGGGACTTGGAGATGTTCCCTCAGCTCGGGCAGGACGGTCGCGGCCAGGATGCTGTAGAACCACTCCAGCTCACAATCCATCAGCACATCCACGTACTGGACCTGCGGAGTAACCGATGCATTGGTTGTGCCTAGCCCGACCACGACCGCTATCTTGCCTGACGTGACAGGGAAGGTTGCTATGTGCTCCGCCACCGCATCATGGGTGCTCCAGTCGGTCGCCTCGGTGACGACCACCGTCCAAGCTGGGGTTGGCGGGGTGGTGTTCCAAAAGTAGTCAGCCGTTCCGTTGTTGAGCCGGAACATCACAGAGGTGCCGGTAGGGAGCTGCGCCTCGCACCAGAACGAAAGCCACTGGCGCATCGCTTCCGGGGTGACCGCCCACGTCCTGACCCACGGCCGAGCAGGCAAGACGGGGTACGTTGGCAGCCCAGTGACCAGGTCATAACCCTGGCTGCGAAGCTCGATCCTGTTCGTGATTGGGTTGAGTCGAACCTTGGTTGTATCGCTGAAGGTAAGCCTAGAGCGGTTCGCCTCCTCGAATACGAATGGGATGGTCAGTTTTTCGCGGCCCATCAGGCGACCCCTAGCATGACCAAACGGATAGCACCTTCCCAGTTCTCCTTGTACTTCGCCAGAAGTGGCGGGGTCAATGCCGCGTCCATGTAACGGCGTGGCGGGACAACAATGACCGTGGTCCCTTTCTTCAGCGGCCGGACCTGCGGGTTCTCCCTGGACATGGCGTAGAACAGCCTTCGCATGGGCTCGGTGACCTTGATCGTAGCTCCACGGTAGAGGAGCAAGGCTATGTTGGTAGCTGGCTGCCTCTTCCTGCCCTTCTCGCGGCCTGTCCGCTGGCGGTTGCGATTGGCGCTGATCACCGCTTCATTCCAGCTTGTCGCCTTGCCTGACACGGAGCTAGCCAGCGCCCCGGTGTCTACCAGAGGGCGGCTGCTACCCTTGAGCGCCACGGTCAACGGGGAGTTGGCTTGGAAGCGGCCGCTGTAGATTGCTCGGACCACCTCGCTCGCCCCAAGGAGCGCGTTCCTATTCGTGGCCACCTGGACATGCTTCCGCATCCTGGCGTTGGTCTTGGCCGGGTCGAGAATGCTCGCCAACTTCTTGAACCCGGTCAGGATGAGCTTCATCCCCATGTGCTGCCCCTGCTAGCCCGAGACGGGGAGCGGTCCTCGAAGTAGGCCCTGACCAACGAGGCGCCATTCTGGTCAGGGTAGTGCCCCATCCACGTCAGGGCCACCACGTAAAGATCGGTTGATCGAGCCGCGTTGCCTTCACCAATCTGGACGACGCAGTCCCCGACCTCTATCTCAAAGTGCCTGCCACGAAGGTCAGCTGGCCTGAACAGCAGGTAGCCGTCCGACGCCGAGGCGGCACCCCCAGCCACTTGGTCCTGCCTCTGGTCCTTGCCCCATGACACCTGGGCGAGGAAACGGGTGGGGGCTTGCTGGCGCCTGACCTGACCCACTGGCTCGTGCAGGTTGTCGTCCTGTACAGCCGTCAATGCCTTCTCCGCCTTGCGGAGAAAGACCGGGACGGGATGGATGAGATTGGGGAGCACGATCACCAGCCCGCGATAGCGGCAGAGGGGTCCTCAAACACAACCGAGTCGGGCATCGTGATCTTCCACGGACGGCGGTACAACTTCAACACGTCCATGATCTGGTCAGGGATAGCTGTCCGCGCACCACCGCCCCCGCTGGATTGTTCGTAGGTAACGGAGTGCCCATCCGTGGTCTCGCTGGCAATGACACGTCCAGCACTAGCCCCGCGATCCAGGTAGCCTTCCAAGTCCATGACGACCAGCTGGATGACCGCGTCCTTGATGGGGCGTGGGGGTTTGAACCCGCCCACGCCGTCGTCATCCACGAAGCCCCATGTAGCCGTGATCCGCTGGTCGTAGCCCTTGAGGAAAATGGCAGGCTCCGGACGGAAGATGGTGCTGATGATACCAGTTGGTGTCAGCTGGATCTTGGGGTTGTATCGGTCGTCGGCAGGCGGGACCCGCCCCGCGAACGTCCGGTATTCGTCAGCCGTAAGCGCCACGGTCTCACCGTTGATCTTGACCGACGTGACCGCAACAAGGGCGAGGCTGAAGAATAGTGTGGTCATGTTGTTGCCATCAAAGATCAACTCACCTGGGGCGAGGACGCGGAAGTAGTTGCCCGTGACCTTCTCCACGATGGCTTCCCACTTTTCGATCCTGGCGTTGATCCGGGCAGACGTGGCGGTCGCCCCTTCTGCCCTCACCTCGGCCTCTGTGGCGTAGTTGCCCACGGCCTAACTCCTTCCAGCTCCCGGCATGCCGCACATGGTCTCGGCCCCCGCAAGGAAGATCTCCACCTTCGTCGGGTTGTTGGCGATGGTGTTGAGCCGGAGGAACAGGAAGGCCCCATTGACCGTCACGTCAAAAGCGTCGCCGCTTGCAAGCGCAGCAGTGTTTGCCCCGGCTACCACGAGGAAGTCGGTCCCCTCCGGGTACTTCACCAGTTCCAGCGGTTGGAGCACCACGGTCGGCGCTGCCCCTCCTGTGAGCCGGACGAAGCCCTTGATCGTCTTGTACCCCGCACAGTCAGCCGTGCTCCTTGGGTTAGCAGCGAGGACAGTGGCAAGGGTTGCGCTGTCGGCTGCGACCGGGGCCCCATCCACTTCGCGGTGGCGAATGTAGAACGGCTTGCTCCTGAGTTGTGAATTGTTCATCAGCGTCTCCTAGGCAATGGCCCTGGTCAGGTTTGGAAGGAACTCGATCAACCCCTCGGCTACCGTGACGACCTTCAGGACACCATCCACGTATGCCTTGACCTGAAGGTCGTACCGCCAGGTCCCCTCCAGGTCGTCTGTCCCTTTGCTGCCCCCAGCCCTGAACTTCACCACGAACCGGCCATTGGTGGCGTCGGTGATCTCCACCTCACCGCTGACCGCCGAGGTGAGCTGGAGTTTGGCGTCCGCGTCGGCCTTCAGTGACGCCTCTTTGATTGTCAACCAGACCTTGACACCGACGCCGGTCAGCGGGAAGGCAACGGAGTTGCGGATGAGGTTGAAGCGGAAGTCATAGTCGTCCCCAGCGTGGAGACGACGGTAGTTCAGGCCGGACAAGGCTTCTGCGGTGATGTCGTAGTCTATACTCACCTAAAGCCTCCTCAAGCAACGGTGGATGTCCAGGGTTACAGCGGCCTCGGACTTGACCTCCAGCGTGGCTTCGCTTTCCGAAAGGATGACTACCTCCGCCATTGCTTCGGTAGAGATAGCCATCTCTGCCTGCGCCTCATTGGCTAGCACCAAGGATACCTCGCCCTCCAGCCCTAACACAACTACCGCGCAGGCGTCGTAGGTGCGCTCCACGGCCCACAGGGGCTGAGGGCCACGGTCTGTGACCATGAACCTCGGGCGGGCCCTGGTCAGATGAAGGGCCTGCGACGACCTGTCCTCGTAGGCCGCCAGCTGCATCAGCCCACCGTGAATATGCCCTTACCACCAGAGACAGTCCCGATACCAGGGACGACCACGTGCGCCACCGTGTAGTAGGAACAGTTGGTCAAGAGGGGAATCACCTGCGTGACCTTGAAATAGCCCTGGGTGTCGGGGATCGCGTCGGTGACCGTGAATTGCAGGACACCAGCATCGTTGTACCACGACACCGAACACGAGGTCGGTGCGGCGTAGACAAGGGTGCCGTGCTCGAGCCACACAAGCCCCGTGATGGTCTCGGTCAATGGGTCGTAGCTGTAGGATTGCATCACGAGGAATGATCGCAGGGCGACCTTGTCAACCCACTGCCCGACCCGGACCTCGCCGACCTGGGGTAGGTTGGAGGCAAGGAGTGGTCCGTCCTGCACCACAGTCACCTCGTAGGTGTCATCAGCAGTCGGGTTGACGATGGCTGAGGTATCGAAGTCAAGCCGGTACTCGCCCGGCGAAGCTGTGGAGCTGACCTCTGCCAAGGTCCGTAGCATGCTGACAACCGCACCAGCGGGGCGGAAGGTCATGTCAGCCCAGTCCAGGTATTCGCCGTCGGAGGTACGCCAGACCTTCGCCTTGAGGTCAGCCTGTCCGGTCAAGGGGGCGCCTAGCTGGTCGAGGACGAAGGCCACGATAGGTTCGGTACTTCCGGTCTCAATCTCGCTCATTGCCCCTCGCCCTTTGGTTCGTCCATGCCGTTCATAGGACAGAGCTTGCCCAGGCGCTCAATACACCTGCTATTCAACTCCTCAATCCTCCGACCATGCCTAGCTAACGCATTCTGGACTAGCGTCCCGTTGGTCTCCAGCATGACCAGCCGTTCCTCGATGACCGACAGCTTCTCCAGAAGCTGGGCAAACAACTCCCGTACCGCTTTGTACGAAGGGTCAGCCATCCCAAGCCCTTCGGAAGATCATACCACTTCTGCCCCAATGCATGGGAGGTGGGGTGAAGACCCGGGAACCCAGCGTCAACCGCTCGTCCAACTTGAACCCAATGGACGCCATCTTGGCCACCCAGTACTCCCGGGGCTGACAGTTGACGTGGTGGTGCCCCTGTTGCCCAGGGAAGGCGTGGGTGAGGCACACCACGTTCGATCGGCTGAACGCCTCCAGCACGTTGCCGAGGTACTTCTCTTCCACGTGCTCCAGGAACTCGCAACACCAGACCATGTCCACCTGGCTGTGAAGCGTCTCGGTCGTGAGGTCGAGGAGAATAAAGCGTCCAGAGGGGAGTACCGTGGCGGCCTTAGCGGACGGGCACCCGTCCGCTCCAAACGCGTCCACGCCATGGTCGTAGAACCACTTGGTCGAGTGCCCCTCGCCGCACCCGAGGTCGAGCAATGTCTTAGGCCGCAGGGCGTCTAGCAGGAACTGCCACAGGTCTGGGGTCCAGGTCCACGGGTCTCCGTTGGGGTGGGCATCATCCTTGGCCAGATAGCCGCCCAGGTGGGTAGACGGGGTCACCTCCCAATGGCCGTGCACGGCATTCCCTGAGCCCGTGGAATGGGTGACAAGTGTCGCCTCACACACGTGCCCAACCCACTGCGACAACACCTCAGCCGACAACGCATGAGGGTGGCCAGGGCCTGGCCCATACCCTACCCACTCAAACAGCCGCAGCACCTTGGCTGCCCGCCTCGCGGTGTGGATGACTGCCTCAGGGTCCTTCACGTGTGCCAACACGTTGTAGATCCACACCTCGTCAAAGCCATTGCCGGTGTACCCCTCCGCTGGGAGAACGACCTGCTCGATGCCTAGGGCGGCGTACCTTGACCTCACCCAGTCTGGGTAGAGGCACGGGTCAACAACAACACCTAGCACCCCGGGGGTCTTCAGCAACAAGGATACCGGCCCTCCACCGAGGTCCAGGATCGTCTTGCCCTCGCACCCTGTCACCCGGTAGAGCCGGTCCAACGTGAGACCCATCAGCGGGGCGTAGGCTTGCTGTTTCTGCTCCTCGTCGAAGGTAGCACAGCATCGGTTGTACAGGTTGTTCCAGCAGTCCAACTCCCACCGCTGGTGGTCATCCCAGGTCATTTCCATGTCAGCACCGCTTCCGCATTGTACTCGTCCACATCCTTCATCGCTTCCTCTCGTAAGGCTGGTGTCAGGTCAGGGCAGAACCCGCTGGACCGCTGGTGGAACAGGTCGTTGACATCATAGTTGTCCGTGATGAGCCCCCGCTCCACACACTCACCAAACAGCGGTGTCCCTTTGTAGGGCGTGAACAAGCTGAGGGTGATGCGGAACGGCTGTAGGCTCTTGGCAAACGCGACGGTCTCCCGGATGTCTTCCTCCGTCTCCTCGGGGAACCCGATGATGAGGTATGCCTTCCATCTCACGCGGTGCTTGTTCAACACCTCGGCCGCCCGCCTGAGGTGTGTCGTGGTCTCGTCCTTCCAAACGTACTTCAGGATGCGGTCAACCCCGCTTTCGATGCCAATGCTCATCTGACCGCAGCCTGCGGCAACCATCATCTTCACCGTCAGGTCGTCAAGGCGGTCTGCCCTGGTGTCGCATCGCCAGGCCGTGGACAGGAAGTAACGGGAGCAGAATTCCTGCAACCGGCCTTTGTGGGCGGTAAAGGTCTCATCCCAGAAGGTGAACCACTCGGGTCGATAGCGGTCGTGGACCTGTTGCATCTCAGCCAGGATGCGATCCACGGACTTGTAGGTGACCCGCCGCTTCCACAGAGCCTTCGAGGAGCAGAACCTGCAACGGAACGGGCAGCCCCTGGAAGTCATCAAGTGGGCGTGGGCGTCTGGCGAGTAACTATCCAGCAGGATATCGAAGTTTGGCATTGGAGTCTGGTCGAGACTCGCGAGCCGACCCCCGTGTGACTCGAACTCCCCAGGCATCACCTCAACCCCGGGCGGGTATGCTCCAGGGTCGATGACCGTGTGGGGTCCTCCAACGAACACAGGCAGCCCGTACCCCACGGCGATGTGATGGATGACCCGGAATGCACGGTGCTTGACGTTGAGGACACTCACGCCAAGCTTGTCCGGCTTCCAAGCTTCTATCGTCTGGCGTAGCTCCTGCCATACCGCGTGCTCGGGGTCGGTGAGGGCCGCGAGGTAGCGGTCGAACCCGCTGGCACGGGCCTCATAACCCTGGTAACCGAGGCCAGAGCCCACCTCAAGGTTCTTGACCGCTACCTCGTGGCCGTCCTCGGCCAACTGTGAGCCGACGGCCTGCAAGCCCAAAGGGACGTAGTCCTGTTCCAGGCCGCTGAAGCGGAAGAAGGGCGGGTTGACCAGCAGGACCCTCACTCGAACCTGCCTGCGCTCTGGTCATACCAATCGTGACCGGGTACATGCAACCCGTCGATCCTGCGGAACCATTCCTCGTATTGCGGAGCAGCAGCCTCGAGCGAGAACCGGGTTATCGCCCGTTCCCTGATCCTGTCAGGGTTGAGCTTGGCCACGTTCTGGGCGGCCCACATAGCCTCGCCCATCGTGCGAACACGATAGCCGTTGACCCCGTTCTCCACGGTCTCCGGGAACACGCCCCAGTCGGTTGTGATGACAGGGCAGCCACACAGGTTGGCTTCGATGTGGACGCCCTCGAACGGTGCTATGTATTGGGTCATCACGAACAACGCCCTGGCGTTGCCCAACAGTTCAGCCCGGCGCTCCACATTGGCGACCCCCACGTGCTCCACGTGGTCCCCGACCACGCACAGTTCCCGCGAGTAGATCTTCCCCGGCTCTTTGAGGGTCACGCCCTGGCCTGCGATGAGGAGCCTTGCACCGATCCGCTTGCATACGTCGGCAGCGACATGAGGGAGCTTGCGCTGGATCAGTCTGCCCAGGAAGAGGAAGTAGTCACCTTGTCGCTTGCCCATCGGGAAGTCAGTGGGGTCGTAGTAGTTGCCGATCACCGTGTCGTACCAAACCCCGTTCCTGATGCCGTAGAGTCCATAGACGTGGTGCTGCCATGCACGGCTCTCAAAGCACCTGAACGGGAGAGAGATGCCCTCATACCCGACGCCGTACTCGACGGAAGGGTTCTTGGGGAAGGCATCCGCTATGGACCTCTGAGTGCCGCCCGTGATCAAACAGATGAAGTCACGCGGCTGGATTCGGTCATGGATGGCCATGACCGCACGGGAGTTGAAGGTCTGCCAGTAGGGCTTGCCGGGGTTGAACTCCATGTCCGGGAACTCGCCCTTGTCCCAGTCGGACTTGAACCACCCCTCCCGCTCTGCCCTGGTTGCGATCTGGGCATGCTCGGTGCACTCCACATCCGAGCCTTCCCCACCGTAGTGATAAACGGTGTGCCCTCGGGCGAGCATCATCTTGCAGAAGTTGAGGACCTTCTGTGTGTAGCCGCAGTGCAGGAACGCGTGTTTGGACGTTGCGGTGTGCGGGAACCCTACCACGTGGAATCGGAACATCACGACCTACCTATGCCCGAACCCGAGCAGCAAGACCAGGATCAATAGCAGCATGATTTCCTCGGTGTTGTGTCCACTCGAAGGTACCATACGATACGGAGGTCTTCCCAGGCAATAGGTCTTGTCACGCCGTCCTGTCGCAGAAAGCCTCGACCCAGTCCGTCGTCACGTCCCGCGTCCCGGCCGCAGTGCTGGTCGAGCGGATGAACGGACCAAGGGCCCCCGTTGGGAGGTTGGTCGTGATAGTGGTGATGGGAACGCCGTCCAGGGCGAAGTGAACCAAGCCCGTGGCGCTCACCATCGTGAACTCGTGGAAGGCGGTATCCGCAGCAACGGCGGACGCCACGACCGTGCCCGTTGAGCTGGCCACGGATCGGCATCGCCAGTTCGCCCCTAGCGCCGCCTCGTAGATCCACTCGACCCGGTTGTTAACGTCCGTCTGCAACCCCCAAGCCGCCCGGCTGGTCGTGAGGGACTCGAGCTTGCCCCGCCAGGTGATCTGGAAGTTCCTGGCCACCGTGAACTGCGGGTACAGCGCGGCCAGCTCGTAGTAGTTGCTGGCGTCCGCTCTGACCACGATCAGCCCGCCGACGGCGGAGGCCACAACCGGAATGGACCCAGAGCCCCCAACCAAGCCCCACATGTAGCAATCATACAGGGCCCCGCCAAAGTCATCGGTGATCCACTGGTGACCGCCCACGGCGGAGGCGGGGTCGAACTTACGGAGGGGCATGCTAGAGCCTGTCCCCTTCCAACTCTATCCAGTCCAAGTACATGTACGGTCCCGTGGTCGTGTAGGTGCTGACCGCGAACGACGGCTCCATGACCTGGGTCGGGATGTACGTGGTGTTCGTGCAGATCAACGCTCCGTCGAGCCACAGCTCCGCTTTGTTCGACGCCAGGCACTTGATCTCAAACTCGTGCCAGACGGTGGGGGTCGCCACAACCCCACTGTCGTGCTTCTCGTTGCCGGAGGCGTTGTCCGTGATGAAGATCCAGTGGGTCGGGTCCACTACGCTGATCTGGGTGTCATAGGTCAGCATCACAATGGCGTTGGCGGCGGTCCCGTAGAACGAGATCTGGCAATTGATGTCCGTGGTGCGACTGAGCTTGAACCGCCCTCTCATCTGGGCGCGCTTGGCGACGGAGTACTGACCCTTGTGCATTTTGTGGAGGGTCGCAAACCCAGCGGCGTCCCCGTTGGCCACGTGGAATTCCAGCGACCCGTCGGATATGGGCAGCACCGTCGAGCTTGCCGACTTTGCCGTACCCCAGTATTGGAGGGTCTCGCCCGGGTCCATGCAGGTTGCGAAGTCATCGTACAGGTAGAACCGGTCGAGGTCCTGACGCTGGCGCAGCCTGCGGATGAGGGGC